AATTGAGACACCTTCCCCTGTCCGAGATTTTACGGGAGCGCCTCCTCCGATGATGGACGCGAGCCAAAGGCTCAGAACAGACCCGCCGATAATGCGATCTCTAGGCCCAGAAAGTCTGAGAAACCGAGTAGACTCTGGTCTAAGGTTTGGAGAGCCAGCATCTAGCAGAAATGCTGATGGCAGCTTGCGAGCTTCTCAACCCATAATGCCAAGGCTGGATTTTGGCCCTGCTAGGCCAGCGCCTCCTGTCTCACAAACACCTGAAGAATCAATCAGACAGAGAGCACTCGCAGGAAACAGGACGGGTACGGGATTAGGCGTGACGCCAAACATAAGGCCAACAATGAACGTCGGGAAGGCGACGGGCGGCCCTGTAGGCATACATTCAGGTATCGCATCACTGGTGGGTAGACGTTAGATGACGCTGGCGAAGGTACAGTTCGCCCCAGGCGTTAACAAAGAGGGAACTGAGTATACAGCAGACGCTGGCTGGTTCGACTCTGACAAGATTCGATTCCGCAAAGGCCGAGTGGAAAAGATCGGTGGCTGGACAAAGTACAGTGACGCTAGTTTTCTGGGCGTGTGCCGATCACTGCATAACTGGTCATCACTAGAATCTATCAACTACATTGGGATTGGCACCAACCTAAAGTTCTATGTGGCAGAGGGTTCTGGGTATAACGATGTCACACCGATCAGGCTGACATCAGGTGCTGGCGATGCCACCTTCGCCGCAACCAACGGGTCATCCACTATCACTGTGACTGAGAATGCACACGGCGCAGTGGTCAACGATTTTGTGACGTTCAGTGATGCGGCAACACTCGGAGGCAACATCACCGCGACTGTTCTTAATCAGGAATATCAGATCGCGTCTGTGCCCACGACAAACACATTCACCATTGAGGCCAAGGACACAAGCGGTGCCGCTGTCACGGCTAACTCTAGTGACACAGGTAATGGTGGTAGCTCGACGGTTGCGACCTATCAGATCAACACAGGTCTCAACACATTCGTAAAGGGCACAGGTTGGGGTGCAGGCACATGGGGTTCTGGCACTTGGGGTAGTTCCAGCAGTATTGCTGCTGCCGGTCAGCTACGACTATTCAGTCAAGATAACTTTGGCGAGGATCTAATCTTCAATGTCCGTGGTGGCGGCATCTACTACTGGGATGAATCATCTGGCACAGGGACGAGAGCCATCAACGCCACCGCACTGGCGGGTGCTTCTAATGTACCGACTGTGGCATTGCAGGTTCTAGTATCTGATATCGATCAGCACGTCATTGCGTTTGGTGTGAATCCGATAGGCTCATCAAACATAGACCCGCTGCTTGTAAGATTCTCTGATCAAGAGAATGCGGCTGACTGGACACCTACAGCCACCAATACAGCCGGTGGTGTACGAATCAACTCAGGTTCCCAGATCGTTGGTGCGGTGCAAACACGACAAGAGATACTGATCTTTACCGACGTGAGCCTGCATTCTATGCGCTTTACGGGTGCGCCTTTTACATTTCAGTTTGCAACGCTCAGCACCGATGTATCTATGATCTCGCCTAACGCAGCGGTCAACGCCAGAGGTGCGGTGTACTTCATGGACTCTGGTGGGTTCTATGTCTACAACGGTTCGGTGCAGCCACTGCCATGCAGTGTGAAGGAGCATGTGTTCTCTAACCTGAACAAGGGCCAAGCGTTCAAGGTGTTTGCTGCTGAGAACAATGACTTTTCAGAGGTGATCTGGTTTTACCCTGTAGGCACCGACAACACAGAGATTACGAACTATGTGTCTTACAACTACGCAGAGAATCTTTGGGCTGTCGGCACACTAGATCGAGGTGCTTGGATCGGATACTCACAAAACTCCAATCCGATAGCGTCATCTGTGAACACGGGTGTGACGGACGCAAACTTCTTGTACAACCATGAAACAGGGTTCGATGACGATGGGTCAGCGATGACTGCGTTTGTAGAATCAGGAGATCTGGAGATCGGGGAGGGCGATAGGTTTATGATGATAAGCCGCATTGTTCCTGACTTCAAGTTTAGCGGGTTGACCTCGGATGCGTCTGTGGACTTTACGATTAAAGGCAGCAACTTCCCGCTAGAGACGCCGACAACACAGGCCACAGCAACAGTTACATCTAGCACCACACAGTCCAACATCAGGACTCGCGCACGACACGCAGTGGTGCGTATTGAGAGTTCTGGACTTGGTTACGGCTGGCGACTAGGTGATTTGCGATTCGACATGCGACAGGACGGTAGGCGCTAATGGCAACACGACAGAATCCATTGCCAGTGCCTGCACCAGAGTACGACGTTAGTAACGAAGCGATCACTCGACGCACGTTGGAGCAGGCGTTAGATCAGATAGAAAACGATGTAGAACTAGCCAAGACTCAGGGCGATAAGCCAGGGTCTCTTGCTATGCGTCGGTTTCAGTTCTTGTTGATGGGTGCATCGTGACAGATGTCATCAAGGTATTAGGTCAAGTAGCGCCAAGCGCCACAACCACGACCACGCTATATACAGTTCCAGATCTCACACAAACAACCGTCAGTTCGTTAGTAGCTGTTAACAGGGGCGGTTCTTCTGGCACCTTTCGGGTCAGCATCCACGTTGGTGGGGCTACTGCCGACAACAAGCAGTTTATTTTTTACGATGAAGACTTAGCGGCTACCACCACTAGAACGGTAGTCATCGGTATATGCCTAAGCCAGACAGATGTGGTGAAGGTGTACGCTAGTTCAGGAGACTTCTCATTCAATCTCTTCGGAGTGGAGACGAGCTAATGATGTATCAAAACCCAATGCCACAACCGCCCATGAAAGCCATGGCTGATCAGATGGCCCAGCAAGGCCGTTTCGGCGACAGCATGATGGTACACATGAACCCGATAGAAGTGGCTGGTATTGCCTCTCTGTCGCCCACAGGGAAGCTTACAACCAACCCGATGACTGGACAGCCTGAAGCGTTCTTGCCAGCTTTGTTAGCCCCTTTATTAGGCAATGTAGTAGGCGGAGCAATAAGCAGTTCTTTGCTTAGTGGGCTTCAAGCAGGACTTGTAAAAACAGCTCTTGGCGCTGGTATTAAAGGGGTCGCTGCCGAGGGTATACGCTCTTTAGCGACAGGAGAAGACTTCGATCCCACAAAAGCTTTAACGTCATCAGTGACATCGGTAGGAGTTGATAAGGCCGCACAAGCCGCCTCCATTGCAACTAGCCCAGATGTTCTTTCAGCGACTGAAACGGTATCTGATCTAACAGGTACTTTGTCTGGGGCAGAAAAAGCGTTAGATGCTTCACAAAAAGCCATGATGGCGCTTGATAAGGCTAGCCCAGAGTACGCTCAGCAACTTGCAAAAATGCAAGCCTCTCAAAAAACAATAGCAGATTTAAGTTCGCCTCAAGTTTTGCCTGCTGGACAAGCTGGGCCTCCGATGCCCAGCCAAATTGAAATGGCCCAAAGAGGTCTTTCCTCTGCTACAGATGTTGCGAGACGAAATGTCTTGGATTCTTTTAGAAGTGATCCAGGAAAATTTGCTATGGAAGCAGGGAAAGCTTTGCTATCTCCTGCCGTTGCTGCCCCTATTGCAATAGGAGAAGGACAGCGAGCCGCGATTGAAGCCCAAGAAGAACGTGATCGTATGTTCGGCAGACAGGCTGCTGATAGAGAAGAAGATTTAAGACGGTCAAGAGACATACTGACCACTGCAACGGGACAGGTGGCATCTGACTATGGCTTAAACTACGGCGCACAGTATGCGGCACAAGGCGGCATCACATCCGTTAACCCCTCTGACTTCCAGCGACGATACAACGAGTTGCAGATGATGGGCAGAGAGCCTATGCAGATGAGATATGGTGGCGACATAAGAGACATCGATGTTAATCGTGCTCTACGACCAGCACAGATTGTTGCAAGACAAGCTAGTTTGCGCGGCCCAGTAAAGACTCCAAGCGAGTTGCCTATGAATTATAGGCCGGGCTTTGACCCAGAAATTAGTTACTTCAGAAGTCCTTTCGTGACATCAGATCAGACAGGTGTGCCAACACCAGGAACTCCGGCTCCGGGCACCACACCACAAATCGATCCCGCTTTAATGCAAGGCATAGGTGGCATCGGTAAAGCTGGTGGCACGGGGATGGCTCGTTCAGTTCCGGCAGAGGTCAGAAGGGCACAAAGAGTTCTTGAGGGTCGCGCTCCCAAAAGGGGGATAAGCAGAAGGAGACGTGAGGCACAGAAGATAGTTGATGCATATGAGGCTGGCGAGTTTGAAGGTGATCAGGATTACTTCGATGACATCATGGATGCTACCTACGGTTCTCAATACGCCACAAGGATGCAGGAAGGTGGCGGAACGGAGATGAATCAACAAGCAGCAATGCGCTTGATAGAGCAGGTCTCTATGGCGCTGCTCGGCAGATTGTCTGAAGAAGAGTCAGAGGCCGTGATCAATCGATTCATAGATGAGTTCGGATCGGAAGCTTTCCAAATGCTGCGATCACAGGTTCTCGAATCCGTTGTCCCTAACTCACAAAAAGAGGGCGTGATTACCGGCCAAGGCGGTGGCATGGATGATCAAGTGCAGGGGATGATTGGAGACTCTCAGCCCGTAGCGGTTTCTCCGGGTGAGTTTATCGTGCCTGCTGATGTTGTGTCCGGCATCGGAGACGGTGACACCAACGCTGGTGTGCAAGAGCTTGAGGGTATGATGGATCGGGTGCGGCAAGAGCGCACTGGCACCACTAAACAACCCGCACCTCTCGGTGCTATGGCAGGAGGAGCTTTGCCTGCATGAACAGCCTCTTAGAGTTTGATGAAAGCAAGATCAAAGATCTATCCAGAGAGCCAAAGGTTTGCCGCAAGGATGCACCTAGAGAGATCACACACACGATAACGATGGTGCCCCCCAACTATCTGAACAGTTTGTGGCCTGATGTCAGAGAGCAGCTTGCTAGAGCGATTAAGCGTTCACACGGCAGATGGAATATGGAGTTTTTGTACGCATCAATACTCAACGGCAATCAACAGCTTTGGCTTGCGTTCGATACCGAGAACAACATAGATGGTGTGGGCACGACAGAGATATTGCAGTATCCAGAGAAGCGCATGATCGCGGTTCAGTTTTTAGGTGGTGATCGTTTTAACGATTGGGTCTGGGATATGTTAGAGAAGTTTAAGAATTTCGGTAGAGACAACGACTGCACAGGCATAGAGGCCACTGCCCGTATGGGATTTTGGAAGTGGCTGGAGCAAGATGACTTCAGCAGATCGTATGTCGTATACGAGAGGAGTTTGTAAATGGGTAAGAGTAGTGGCGGCGGCGGCGTACAAGAGAGCGTCGTAACACAAACAAATCTACCAGAATACGCTCAACCATTTTATGAAGAGCTTCTGGGTAGAACGGTATATGAATCGACACGACCTTACGAAACCTTTCCAGGTCAGCGCCTAGCAGAGTTCTCGCCATTTGAGCAGGCGGGTATGCAGGGCATGGCTGAGATAGCACAAGCTGGCACACCACAACAGATCAGGTCTGCATCAGATATAGCTACAGGTGTGGGATTTCAAGGCGTTGGTGCTGGGATGGACGTTGCTAGAGGATTCAGACCTCCCATGCAGTTTTCTGAGTACCAAGCGGGAGACATCGGCACTGGTTACGACGCTGGATTTTTGGGTCAGGGATTCCAAGCAGGACAGCGTGATGTTGGCTATCAGGCGGGTGCCTTTGACCCAATGTATCAAGCCCGTGAGCGCCAGTCTGGGTTTGATGTTGGCCCTCTAGAATCAGGGTATGAAGCTGGTCGTTTTGATCCTCTTTATCAAGCAAGAGATATCCAGTCTCAATACACAGGGCAAGTGGACTTAGGGCCGGGGTTTCAAGCAGGCACTATCGCTGACCCTGCAACGTTAGAGTCTTACATGAATCCTTACCAGCAGTTGGTAACGGATATCGAAAAGCGTGAGGCGCAACGTCAGTCTGACATACAGGCCGCTGAGATATCACAAACAGCCGCACAAGCTGGCGGGTTGGGCGGGTATCGAGAGGCGATCATGCAGGCAGAGCGTGAGCGTAACCTAGGTCAACAGTTGGCTGATATACAAACTCGCGGCAGTCAGGCTGCATTTGAGCAAGCACAACAAGCATTTGAGGCTGATCGGGCCGCGAGATTGCAGGAAGCGCAGTTCGGTTTGACCGCATCAGAGCAAAGAGAAAGAGCGGCACAACAGGCAGAGCAGTTCAGGCAGCAAGCGTTCCAGACTGGTGAGCAAGCTAGGCAGAGGGCCGCTGAAATGGGCATGACAGCTCAGCAGCAGGAAGACGCAGCACGACAAGCACAGGAACAATTCAGACAAGCTGCATTTGGTCAGACTGCCGACGTTGCAGCCCAGAGAGAGCAGTTCCAACAACAAGCTTTCCAAGCAGGCGAGCAGGCACGTCAACGTGCAGCCGAGATGGGCATGACTGCTCAGCAGCAAGAGGATGCTGCCAGACAAGCGCAAGAGCGATTCCAACAAGATGCCTTTGCTCAGAATCAACAGTTGCGTTTGGCGCAACAGCAAGAGGATCGTGCTGTATTCCAAGCTAGAGAAGCTGCAAGACAAGAAGCTGCACGTCTAGGACTCAGCGCACAAGAGCTACAAGAGCGTGTCAACCAAGCAGAAAACGAAGCGCGTATGCGAGCACGTCAAGAGCAGGCGCAGCTTGAAGAGACCAGAGCTAGGCTAGGTCTTGCGGGTCTGGAGGCAGATCGCGCCACCAGAGGGCAGCAACTTGATGCAGCTAGACTGCTCGGACAGCTTGGCACCGACGAGCAGCGTATGGCTTTTGATCGTCTACGTAACTTGCAGGCAGCAGGGCAGATACAGCGGGAACTACAGCAACGCGGCTTGGATCTTGGATATCAGGACTTCCTACGTCAGCAGGCGTTCCCAAGAGAGCAGCTTGCTTTCTTCAGTCAGATCCTTCAAGGACTGCCCGT